AGCAACTATAGCTGTAGGACTTGCCAACAGAACATCACTTACCCCTGCGGCGGCATCAGTAATACCAAGGTAGTCAGTGGTTCCACCACCACCAAGGATTCCAACTTCTTCAGACCGTCCTGAAGCCTCTTGGAATATCTGTGAAAGCATTACAGGCAAGTTGATGGCTGAATCGTCCAATAATTCCCTTGTGACCTTCACTAGGCCCCCACTCTTAACGACCGAAAACGCCACCTGAGACACGGCCGGTGTTTGGTCACTAAAGGCCGCCTCTTCTGCGATTGCGGCCCAAGTTGCGTTAGCAATAGTTGGAACATATCCATCTTTACTTGCAACACGGATAACCGTGCAAGCATTCCTCACAGCACCGGACGGAAGCCCAGTGTCGTGAATCGTAGCATTTATAAACTCTTCTGGTACAAAATACCCGCCTTCTGTCAAATACATGAAAGCTAATTCATGAATTTTTGTTACTCTTAGAATTTCTTCTAATGGGTCAATCATTTCTGTCGACCTCTCATAGTTTCCTATGAGTTCAGACTATCTCATCATCTCCATGGAGATGTTCGGCACTATTGGTGTATTACGTTCTGCGTTCTCAGAACCCCACCTAGTCGTTGAGCCTTCCCCGAAAGCGTTCAGGGCTTGGTTGCGGATTAGCATATCCCTTTGGACGTAGCCTTCCCGACAGTTCACCGAATTTGCAACAGTTATCACTAACTGAGGGGACACAATAAAGAATCCGTTCCCTCTTCCATTGCCTTGGTTTCCTGAGGTGTCAGGGACAATCGGAAAGCCGCATCATTTGAAGACTGGATGTATTTAGTAAACACATCCTTATAAAAAACAGCTTCTTCTTTTTCCCGAACTCCCATCTTCTCTTGCACCCACATAGGCTGTGAAGCGGCAGGCAATCCTTTCACCCAGTCGGCAGGCTTATAGCTTGCCCTCAGTTCTGCTCCACCTTCATCAAGGTTGTGCAAGGCAATATCTGTTGACGCAACTGGAACAGTATTCATAGGCTTGTTAATTTCGCCTCTGAGTTTTGCCAAGTCAATTGCGGCTTCTTCTTTAGCTTCAGCGGCTTGAAGCTCATTTCCTGCTTCAAGAATCATCGCTTTAGCATCTTCAACTTTCCCCTCTTTGAGGGTTTCATCTGCTTTTTCAAGCAGATAATTTGCATGTGTTCTCATTTCTGAGGTTTCCACTTGATACCTCCTAGTATCTTTTAGGTTTCTTTTTCTTTGCTTTTAATTTAAGCAAATCTATTTGTGCCTGAAGGTATTCTGTGTCTGGGGCATCAGTCTCTTGGACATCTGTGCCAGAGGCATTGTCTTCAGGAGTGTCACCTGTATAAATTTCCAACAAGGTTTTTGGCTTCTCCTCATTGTTTTCTGCCTTTGCAGAAATGGTAGCCGTTTGAGGACTAGCACCTCTAATAACAGTGCTTACTTCCACCCAGTCCAGTTCTTTGATTCTTCTGGTCTGGGACTTTCCAGTCCCCTCAATTTCCCACCCTTCTTCTGGAACATTAAACCCAACTGACCATTCCCTGACAAAGTTTCCTGAGACATTTGAAAACGCCTCTTTTCCTGATTGGGTTTCCATGTTCATCTGCATGAGTGTATATAACTTATACTCATCATCAGCAATGTGAACTGGTCTTGCAGAAATAACCTTGCCAACCACGGAATGTTGGTCATGCCCTGCCAGAACTGGCAAAGGAAGATTCTTGGCAATAGAACCATTGAATGCAATAGGGTCAATTACATCCCCATCAGAATCAATAACTCCCATTGTGTTTGTAAACGCCTCCACCAAACCCTGTGAAGCGTCCACAGCCTTGGCTTCTGCAACTTCTATACTTTTATGAATCATACCGTTACTCCTTCTGGTACATAGTTTCTGGGCATTGGAATCCACGATAGAGTTCCATTGGGATGGTCTTCTATGTCATAAGCGTCTTCTACGTTATAAATCTGGTCATTCCTTTCAATACAGGTTCTTCCATAAGGGTCACCCGCAGGAACATAGTTATCATTAGGGCCACCATCAATATCAAATGCCCGAACCCACTCAAAGCCCTGATTCTTGAACATGTTCACACTGGTCAGATTCTGGCTTCTCATTATTTCTGTTCTGGCAATTAAAACCGCTCTTTTCTCAGTTTCCTGCATTACAGTCTTGATTCCCTTGAAACCTTCATCTGGAACACCTCTTGCAAGTTGTTCTATTGAATACCCTCTTTCAAAAGCCACATCAATTGCACCTTTCACATGCTTATGCGTTGTTGAGTGAATCATTGTGGCTCTGGTTGGGACAGTTGTTAAAACCTGTGCAACTACCGGATGGGCCTCTGCCCATTCCAGTTCTCCTGCCAGTCCACTGGAGTTCACAATTCCAAAGGTATTCTTTGAAACCTCCAAGTACATCTTCCAAAGCAGTTCACTAAGATTGCCCAGTTCCGAATCTGGAATTAATGAATCAGCAGTAAAGGGAAATCCCCCCGCTTTTTCTATCTCAAAGTCCCTGCTGAGAAATCTTCCCAAGATTCCATCAACCCTGCTTTTCTGGCTTTTAAAATACTTGGTATATACTGGCGTGTATTTTTCAGTTAATGAGTCTCTATCTCTGTTCAGTTCCTTTCCCATAGCCTTTCCCCTATATACCACAGCATCATCTTTCTTAGCTGAATATAAAGAGGCAAAAGGAGACATCCCTGCCAGACTTTCTGTTGGAGACATGGACTCAATAATGTTGGTTGGTAACCGTCTTACCTCACCATCTGGAAGAGCATCTTCCCCTACCATTTCCCTTGCTTCATTCAATGTAACAATTCCACTGGTAAACAGTTGGGACGCTCTTGCATTGATGGTTTCCTTGTCATCAAGAAAGCCCCTCATCTCTGTAAGGTCTACAGCAATGGTTTCCCCCATCTCCATGCCAACACAGTAGTTAAGGAATCGCACAATCTTGTCTATTAAGGGTTCTAGTGTTTCAGAATGGAAAGAAAACCGTGCTTCCCTGTAATTAGAGAAGGTTGACCTTGCTAAACCCACATTTGCTGATATCAAAATGGGAGGAACTCCCAGAACAGCACAAATCCTTGATTCTGTGTGGTTATGTAAATCAGTCAAAGCCATTTCAGCAGGAGCGGATGCCATTTGCTGATATTCGGCATCATCATCTAATACTGCAACCGAATGGAAGTTATTAGTGCCACCAAATGATGACCTCCACCTTGACCTGATTCTTGTGGCTTCCTCTTGGGAGGTAAGCCTGCGTTTTACTTTAAGCAGTCCACTTGGAACTCCTGCGTTCTGGAAGAACACCTTGGCAAAGTCTGTCATTGCTAAATCAAGATTTATGGTCTTAGCCAAAACATGTAATGGGGAAAGTCCATACAGGTCACCATTAGGATTTGGGAAACTCATGTGTCCCACATCTTCAGGCTTCAGGAAATACTCTTTGCCATCCACTTGATATGAATAGCCCTTAACACCTTCTCCTGAAGGCATGATAGACACCCTGTCAGGTCGTAAGAGGTAAAGCCCAGTAATCTGGTTACCTCTGGAGCGTTCTTTAAGAATATAGGCGTTTCCAGAGACATACAGGTAAGTTACCAGTCTTTCCAACCAATGGTAGAAATCCTGAGTGCCGTTGGGGTACATGATGAGATTAGCAAGGGGAGTTCCCTCAACCTCAACTAATCCGTCTGATGTGTCTTTTTGAACATAGAACTTTGCGGCGGCTGTGCCAGTTGCAAGTTCCCTGATGCAAGCATGGACAATTGAATTCCGTCCATAGCCTTCTTTTGCGTAGTTGCCATAATTGTCTTCCGGATACATCACAGCAGACAAATCATTTACTAATGGAACAGATGAAGCCACATCATATGTAACCTCTTTCTGAAAGAACGGAAACCAGTTTGGCATAGACCCTCCATAGCTTGAGGGTACTTGCCTTGACCACTGGTTTTTTATTCTACCATATGAATCAAGTCCTCAATGCAAACGTCTTCTTACCCTTCAGGATAGCCTTCTCTGTTTCCTTTAACTCAGAGTGCAGATAATCAAATATCTTGGTAACGTCATCATTGCTGATGCTGTCCCTGAACTGAGGCTTTGCAATACAGAGCAAAGCATCAAACTTGCTTGCTACCTTTTCCACTCTCTCAGAGATAACAGCCTTTCTGTACTCTGTTTCTGTAATCATGCCGTCTAAATAAAGTTTTCTATTAGTATCCACTTTGCTAACTCCTTGGGGGGAGTTGCCTCCCCCCTGCTTGTTTCTAACTAACTAACTTAATCTCTTCAATTGTTACTTCATTGTCCCAATGCAAATCTCTCTCTATTGGCAATCCTGCAATATTGATACTTTCCAATTCTGCTAATGTGAAGTAACCCATTTCCATGTCTTGACCCTTAACTAATCCAAAAAATAATCCTTGGTCTGCATCAAATTCACATGCGTACCATGTCCAATTGCTGAATGGGTGAAAATACTTTGCATACACTCTGTGTCCTGATGCCTCTTCTGTTTCGTATAGTGAAGGTATCTGGTTCTGGATTTCCCTAGTCATTAGTTTCATTTTTAACTCCCTGCTAACTTGTTTATATGGGAATAATACCTGAACTCTTTACATATGTCAACAACTAATCTTACGAATATCTAAGCAAAGTTTTTATGCTTGCATCTGGAGCAGACAATGATAGTTCCTTTCACTGCATATTCAGCTAAAAGTTTATTGCACATGGCACATCTGAAATACTTCACCATATTCATTTACCTGTCCTGATTATGGGCGTATTGGGGAATCTCTTATTGTATTGATTAATTAACTGAGCCACCCTTGACTCACTAACGTCAACATGGGTGGCTATTTCAGCCAATGTGATTTTGGGGTTTTCAATACACAGGTTATTTATAACCTCATATCTTTGGTCTAATTTTTGTAAATCGTCAGCGTTAAACCGTCCATAGGGACGGTGAATATAATAAGACGGCATACTGCTACCCAAAGCCATCTGACCATAAAATTGATTCTTTACCATACTCCAACTCCTGCCATGTCTACAAAGGTCATTGCCAGTGCGTCTGCCTCATCTGGAGAGTTAGCCATCTTCTGCTTGCTCTCAAGAATTAAACTCCTGTCAGAACGGATTTCATAACGCCTGCTCACCAGTTGTCCAATTAAAGTGTCCTCATTGGGAATCTGCCCATTGCCCTCCAACCAGTCCTTCAGTGCAAACCAAGCCTCTGTGGTCTGATTGCCGAATTGCTCCCCCCTACTAGCCTTTGCTCCCGCTCTAAAGGGAACTATGTTCTTATGTCCTATTGTTTCCCTCAATCGGTCTGTTACACCACCTCCAAGTCCAGTGTCATCAATCACCACTGTGTCCACTTCATTCTCTGTTACATAACGTCCAATCCATCCTGCTATCGTCATCAAGTCCCTGCCCTGAGTCTGCCACACCATCTCTGCTAAATCACCCTGTCTTTTAAAGACCACCGTCTTGTCTTTTCCGAACCTTGCTATGTCACAGCCCAGAATAACCTCTCCTTGCGGCTCTGAGAGCCTTTGAGTGGCTTCCCTGACAGTAGACAGGTTAATCACCGTGTCATCCAACTCTTCAACAAACTCTGCTAATACAGAACCCCTGTAAAGCGGCGAACCTTCCCCCCATTCCACCTTCCTTTCCTCAACATCCTCCAATGTCATCATTCCTGCAACAACTTCCCTGCCTTCCTGTAAGTTGGGGGTATCATATGCCGATATATTAATAGCCTTCCAAACATCCCTTCTTCCATGGTGGCTATCGTAGAATTCTCCAGATGAAACAAAAGCGTTCCCTGTCATCAGGATACATTTCGGGTTGAGTCTTCTGAGAGCGTTTATTTCCTCTCTTGATACAGCATGAGCCTCTGTCACGATAACAAGCAAATTGGGGCTGTGGAAGCCCTGCATGTGGAACTCATCACCTGATGAGAAACCCAGTGCATAGTGCTGTTCATCAAGGTGATATCTGGGAGTTTCAAACATCCTGCCCTTGAACGGAACTCTGGAGTTCCTGTAAGCATGTCTGACCTCATTCCAGACGATTTCATGGACTTGCCTATATGTTGGGCCAGTGACGATAACCTTGGAGGGATATGCCATGCACATCCACCACAACAGCGTCCTTGCCGCCGTCCAGTCTTTCCCTGAACCGTTGCATCCAACAACAGATACTCTACGGTTAGTCTTTACAGCTTCCATGATTTCCAACTGCTTGTCGTAAGGGGTTGCCCCTAAGACATTCTCCATGAAGAATCTAGGATGTTGTAAATTCTGGAAGACTACCTCTTGGGGGGATTTCTTCTGTTGGGAAATAACCATTTACTTCTGCCATCTTTGCCAGTTCATCAATGCTGATTTTTAGTGGGCCACCATCAGCCCCTGTTACTTGCGTTGGAGCATCCAGTCCTGCTATTGCCCTTTGTCCTCCCAATACCGATAAACACATCTCTGTAGACCTGTAGTCTCCTCCCATTGCCTGATGCCAGTGAGCCTGTAAGAGTTTCTCATACCTTGCCATAGTCATTGCCCTGAGATGGTCTGCTTGCTTGGAGGTTGCGTCTGCCATTTCACCAAGAACTTTCTTAATGTCATGATGGACTTGGACATGGCTTATTCCTTGCACCACGGCGATTTCTCTAGTGGTACTTCCTGCCAGTTTCAACTCTAGTGCTTGGTATCGTCTTAACTGGATTTTGACTGTTTTTTCATTCTTCTTTGCCATGTTAAGTTACTGTGATGGTAAGTATATATTATTTTATTTATTATTTACTTAATATATATAACATAACACCCCCCCTCTGTAAGAGGGGGGGCGTTATGTCTTTATAAGTATTAAACTGGTTTAGAACTATTAACTGTTATGCCATGTTTCCCTTTCCTTGTCCTAGTAAATCAAACAGCTTGCCTGCTATAAACCGCTTATCACTCTTTGTGAACCATCCCCTGTGTGTCCATACAATATCGTTTACAGGGATTTCTCTTAGTGTGCCATCCTCAGAATTACCTACCGTTATATGAGACTTTTTTACTCCATGGCCTCTATTATTAGTCTCCTCCTCCTCCTCTTTCTCTGGGCCGAAAACCTTGAAGAAGGTAGTGCTTTCATGACATGCACTGCACATATTTTCAATGTTCTCATCCTCATCTGCACCACAGCAGATTGAGAGCCTTTCCTGCTCTTCCAGTTCTCCCACCTTGGTGACATATTCATGCTCATACTCCAACAAGGTAAGGGGTGAATTTTTCCTGCCATCATGCCTTACATATGTCTTCAAGCAACTGCCACATGTGACATCTTCCCAGTTGGAACTGATTGTCATTCCGCTCTGGACGTTCTTCTTATTGCATCTTGCCTGTGTTGTTGCTACAACAACTCCACCTGTGATTTCGCTTCCTACTGCATGTACTGTGTTGCTCATAACTAACTCCTTTATATGAGACTTTGTTTTAATATGAAAGGATTATTTCATACTACTTGACACATGTCAAGCACTTTAATAACTCATGCCCTCTGTTCCAATGTTGTTGAGGGTCTTGGATGTATTCCCTGTTGTCACATTGGCTGTTTGTGCAAGTTGCAACCATGGCATACCTTATTCCCAAATAACTGTTGTATGACTGGCTTTTAAGGGACTTAATTTCCATCTTTGGAACATCTTCTGATGCAAGGAATGGGCTTGTCCCCATAAGGCCCTCACATCTCCTGCAATTGCGTTTCCCTGACATGAAACCATGGACTGAACCGTGAGTTTCTCTAAAAGCCTTTCCAAAATTTCCGAACTTCTGGGCCTCTTTATTTGCCCTCAGTTCTTTATGGAATTTCTGTGGTATTGCTACCCCAAAAATGGGAACTTTACTCATTCCATAAAAACTCTTTTCTCTTTTTGTTTCCACATTGCCAAATTGGTCTTTCTGGAAGAAATCATCCAACTTCCCATATTCATCAACATGAGCATAAAGATTTCTTTCACGCTGTTGTCCGTTCCATGAATATGGAATGTCTGTGGTTTGAGTCCTTTTAAGAACTAACCTGAAAGTTTGAGTTGCTTTCACTTTATTCACCATTCTAAGTCCCTTGTCCCATATCTCCATGGTGGTGGAGGCAATTGGGAAGGTAACTAATGATGTCCCCATATCTGACATTATCTGGTGTATGGAATCTCCAAAAACAGCATCTGCACCCCTTATCAAATTCCCATCAGCATCAAGCACCTCTTTCTGGTATCCCCATTGCTCCTTAGTCCCTACCACCTTAACTGATGCTAGTATCCATTCGTATGTAACTTTTGTTGCCATTTTTAACTCCTTTAATATGGCTTGTGGAGGGGCTTTCGCCCCTCCTTTTTGATTAGTAGTTTTCATCCCTTTCTACCAAGACAGTAGGCTCTTGGTTAGCGTTTTCTTTGTAGCTTGCATCCATTGCACAAGGGTTAACTTTTACTTGCTCTTCCCAGTCAAGTTCGCCCCATCCCATCATGCAACTTTCCTCATCTATGCAGGACTCTATTGCTAACTTGGTGTTGGCGAACCTTCCACCAGATTGAGACATCATTTTCATGGCCTCTTTTCGGGTGTCCTTGCATCCAACCTTGTGGATGGAGAAGTTCTCCTTTTTAATTAAGCCGTGCATCAAGACTATGACATCTGTGTCTTGCCTATTCTCTTTGCTTACCCTTGCAATGCTTGCCTGTCCGAATGTGAATCCCATGTCTAAACTCCTTACTTAATTGATTTATGGGACTATGGTACACACTTACTTTACATATGTCAATAGGGAAATTGAGCAATTATTATTTTAATAAATATTCCCATCTAATTTTATCTGCTGTGGACTGGGATTCATTGCGTTCACGGCTTTCATCCCATGTCCTGTATTTAACAGTGGACATATTTTTCCAATTGGCGGCTTTGTATATTGTACCTGTATGCACATCAGTGTCCTGATAAGAAATTAACCTAGTTATTCTAGGCAGTTTCTTTTGAATATTCTTTATCATTTTCGATATCATCCAAGTTGCTGTGAATCTGGGAGATTCGGGAGAAATAGCCAACCGCCTTAATTCCAATACAGAATCTATATCAAAACTCTGATTAACAGGAGAAGACCATATAGCCGCAGAAAAATATCTCCAATCGAACATGGTGGCAAAACAAATATAATTCCTATTTCGGGTGATGTTGGAAGGATGAATATCGGGCAATCTACTGTGCCAGACAGCATTCAATTTAGACCCTAAATTTGCACTAATCGACACTAACTCTAACTGTTTTGGTGATTCTGGAAATAATCCTTGCCTAAACAATCCTAATTCAATTTCTTGCATGATTTTACTTCACCAATATTTTATTCATTGCTGTTGAAAATTGATTGAAATATTCTTGTCTTGATAAGAGAACTTTCTTGTAATTATTTCGGTATTGTTCTAACTTAGCTTCAAAGACTTTAGGGTCTTTCAGTTCCAGTACCTTTTCTCTAAAATCTTCAAATGAAAACACCCTCTGCCAGTCATCAATGTTATAAGTGTTGTTTTTATCGTAGTTCATCCAAACGAATGGAATCATCCCGATAGATAACGCTTCAGGATATCGTGCCGTTGTTGCTGTTTCATCTATCCAATTAAAGCATAATGTAGCCCTAGTTGGCTCTAACATAGGATATAAGATATTCCAATCTTTAATCCACTTTGAATCCCGAATTATTCCAGTAGGAAATCCTCCAACTAAAACAGTTGATATATCGTCATCACGGTAAATTTTGCGTAACGTCTTAGCCCTATCATCACCCTTTTTCATTTTCCCCCAATACCCGAAATCAATACTTTTAGGGCAAGAAATATCCAAAAGTGAATCTTTAAGGCTCTGGATAAAATGGTATTTCATACCGTGTATATTGCCAGAAAAATCTACTTCATCAATAACATCAAGAGACTTCAAATTGATACCTTTCAATGTTTCATTTCTGTAAAGTTCTTCTGTATCTCCACGGTCAGACCGCCAGATAATAACTTGCTTGTTTTCAAAATACGGTCTTATGGCATGGATATGGTTTTTAGACTTGACTAAATCTTTAGGATTTATCTGAATTTCCCCATGATACCTAAACTCTGAATCACTGGGGATGATTATTACATCCGCATTCTTTATAGTCTCTGGAGTGCGTACTGGTCTAGATTTATCAAAAGACATGTTATATGTGTCAAACTCTAAATCTGGTCTGGATTGTTTCCACAGAACATAATTCTCAAAGAAACTATCTAACACTGTATTAAGCGGGGCATTATATTTTACGTTAGACCTAATTCTGGCAATTGTTACTTTCATCTTTTTTCTTCCTCCTGCCATAACTTCTCCAGTTCTTCATCCCACAGTCCTGCGTCTTTTAAAGCCTCCTGTAAGCCTGTTCTGCGGTTTTCCACCATGGTGTCCAGTAAGGGACTGTCATAGACCTCAACAGCCCTTTTTTCTTCTATGTCATACAGTCTCATTGCCATCTCCATATACCCTTCTGTGTAGTTCTTCCAGTGAAGGAATAATCCTGTTTTTGGGGTGTGTATTCCATGTGTAATAACAAGTTCTAACGTCAAACATAGACACAGACTTTCCTGTGTTTGGTCTTGTGCAATAAACATACCCTTTTCTTTCCTCAAGGGCAGAGCCGCACTGGAAGCATTTGTTCACACTGTCTGGGGGAAGTTCATCCATCATAGAATCAATAATTTTGTCATTACCTTCATGGCTCATACTGTCACCTTTTCAGCCTCTGCTCTTGCATTAAAAGCAAGAGCCTTGGCCTTCCTTGATACTGATATATTTTTAATCCTGCAATATGCCTTTTGCCCCCACTTATGCTCATCTGTGAACTTGTACCACTGGCATCCAATCCGAAAATAAAAGTGATTTCCCCAGACTACATCCATTATCATCCTTACTTTCAAATGAACCTCTGGTTGCTCCTCTGTATTGGTG